AGTAATGATAAGCAATCCTCCACCATTGTGCCAATTAGTGGTTATTTCACTAACGTATTCCCATACATAAGTCTTCATTTACTTTCCTTTTCAATTCCATAAACAATAGCCTCTGAGATAGCCTCAAGGTCTTCAAAGGTTACATCTCTTTGCATGGCAGTAATTCGTCCAGTCTTGCCATATTCCTTGGCTTGAGTAACCCTATCTCTGATTAGTTTAATGATGTCATTAGTTGCCATCTCATAGCCCTCATACCAGATATTAGCCTTTTCTGGATACCATGTACGTACACGATTAAGCCATGCTTCTCTACGTTCAATTTCAAACTTTCTACCTTCTTCACGATAACGGTAGCGTGTGCCTAGATCGGCTGTGTGTGGTTCGTTCATTTGTTTTCCTTAAGTTCATCGGTAATATGGAGATGAATCCCAGTACCTGCTTTTCCAATTGGCTGTGCTTCATAACTGACGGTATAGCCATTGCGAACGAGTAGTGCTACTGCTGCCAACTGATCATTTATAGTATCTACATCAGAAAGCATATCTTCTGCATATGACTCAAACAGTGCGATCAGCACCTGACGCTGCTTCTTTGACTTCCAAATCTTTTCATCATCTAGAATCTTGATTAGGCTGTTTACGATGTAGGCTACAGCCATCTTTCTGAATGAACGATTACGTCTTGACTGTTCCGCTCGTAGTTCGCTACTGGCAATCCAGTGTGCTAGTTTTAGTTTATAGTTGCTCAATTGTTTTTTTCCTGATAAGGTCTTCTAATGCAATGGGTGTGTAATTAATCTGTTCTACACTTACGTTGATATACCATGGATCTGGTAGACTCTTTTCGTGCAGGTGTCCGTGAATGTTTCCTTTATACCGCAACTTTTGGGTATCGCTAACTGGAATGTGAGTTAGTACAAAGTTGTCTAGTTCGTGACTACCACGGATATCGTAGAAGTGTGGAGTATAAAACTTTAGTTTCTGGATATCGTGATTACCCTTAATAAGAACCTTGCGTCCATTCAAGCGTGACAAGATATCTAGTGACTTAGAGTTCATGGTAACATCTCCAAGGTGATACACCTTGTCACCTTGCTTAACAACACTGTTCCAGTTCTCAACCATTACTTCATTCATTTCTTCAACGGTATTGAATGGGCGTTCTGCATACTTAATAATGTTGGCGTGACCAAAGTGGGTATCGCTAATTAGAAACACATTGGTCATACAGTCTCCTTGTGGGTAACCCAGTAGTAGTTGCATCGGTCACAGCATGGCTCATTGTTCTTCGATGATACCGCCTCTTCGAAGTCAAAGTACTGTAGTGGGTCTTTGCGATATAGGTTAGCCTTGTGTGTGGTTGTGACACGTGCCATGATAGCCTTGTTGTCCATCCAAGCAGGGTCACCAGAAGTCCAGGTGTGTCCAACTTCATCACGTAGGGCAAGCAGATTACGCATGTTGCCGTCAGTCTTGATACCACGAATGACCGCTTCATCTACCATGCACATGGTGTAGTTCCATAGTGACTTTGCATGCCCACGCCACATCTTGACAGCAGGGTGGTTACGCCATCCAGCGTGTGGGTCGTTGTTGTGCATTACTTTAAGGATCTGGTAGCACTCCAGAATCTGCTTGTTAAGACGCTTGTTGTCCAGCGTACGTGCTGTGTTTACGAATGATTTGTATGGAAGGAAAGTTTGCATGTTCTTCTCTCGTTTAACGGAAACTTTATATATATAGTATACAGGGACTAGGGTTAAAAGTCAATACTATTTTGGGAATTCTGCCATGAAGGCCTTGGTCTTTGGTGTGATACCGTGCCAAGCTGACCAGTCCTTGCCACCATCCGACATATGGAAAGCAATCTTAGCATTAGTTAGTGGATCGAACAAATCATTATTAGTCTTAAGATTAAACTGGTCTCTACGTGCAGGGCCTAGTGAGCCAATCATATTAATCTGGAATAGTCCATAAGAGTTATCTCCTGTGCGAGAGTTCTTATTATGAGCAAATGGCTTGCCCATAGACTCTTTCATGGCTACGCCCCATGCTTCGATAAGATCGTGTCCCCTAAATCCTGCCTTCTGGAGTACAGCTTTTAGCTCTAATGGCTTTAGAAGGCGTTTTGGGGCCGTTACGACGGTCTTCTTGAGGACAGGTGAGTCAACGACCTTTACTACCTTCTGTGGCTCCGACTCCATAGCATATGAAGAGCTTGGAATGGCAATAAGGCTAAAAAGGGTGACGAGGGCTAGGGTTTTCTTTGTATTCATCATTCATCAATTATACCAGTGATGCTGGTAAATGTCTAGCTTTCTTTACGACCCCATTGAATAAAGTTCCAGCCACGCTCATGGACATAATAGATTGCGACCTTGACAACGGTTTCCCAGAAGGCAATCAATCCTGATAACGATGCACTGCCAGTCAGAGCTAGAGCTACCAGGAATGATGATAGCGTTCCCCAAATCCTATAGCTAAATGCTTTTACTAATGATCTTGATCTAGTTACCTTCAAATGCCTAGTTCCTTACGCTTCTGTGTAGCTGAAATAGCCTGAATCTCTGGTGGCAAATCTACCTGCTCAATCTTATACCCAACGTCACGACCATAAACTATATTAGTAATGTTTGGTAGACGCATGATTATGGTATCGTTATAACTTTGATTGTTTTGATATATATAGCCCTCAACCTCTTTATAGGTAAGCGGATCTTTTTCTGATGTGCCGTGCGTATTCCTTACACCAACCATAACCTGGTATGTACGGTTATGAGCCTCTTCCTTGAGTGCCTGGTGTCCTTCATGCCACGGCTGGTATCGTCCAAGCATTAGTGTCGTTGGTGCAGACCAATCAAACAATCCAAAGTGTTTAATAATATCATCAGCCATCTCTGTGCTTGGCTTCCACTCATAGAAAGTGTAGTCAGCATCAACTACAGGCATCCACATTAAGTCCGTATCTGGGAACCTACTAGAGACAACCGTATTCAAAACAATCTTGATATCTGGTGTACCGAATGCTTCCCTAGTTTTCTTAGTAGGGCATATGAAGTCTACAATGACCATATGTCCTTGCTCAGATAGCAGTCTTGCCATCTCCCCTAAGCGTCTAGCATTTTCAATTCTATCCTTTTCACTAAACTTTAGATCAGAGTTTACTGTTGCCCTAACCCTATCTGCATTTAGATGAATAGCATTGGTGCGTTCTTTAAGAGAATTGGCCAACGTGGTCTTTCCAGAACCTGGAAGACCAAGTATTTGTATAATCATTACGTGCCTTACTGAATATTATTCTTTACGTTTACGATACCCTCTGCCATGTTGGCAATCTTCATGCAGCCATCGTGGTCACAGGCATCGTCTGCCCTAAAGTCCTCGCATACCTGCGAGTCTAGAAGCTTTACAACAGTGTCTAAAGCAGCCCTAAAGCCCTCATTGTACCTAGTTTGTCCCAAGTTTTCAAAGTCAGCCATCTTCATATTGGCTAAATCGTTTATATTTATCATACCTTATTATACCAAAATTCCCACAATATATCAATGATATAATTATCTAATGGATATAGAAGAAATTCTAGAATATTCCTCTCGTCTAATAGCTAAGGTTGGACCAGAAGGCGAAGACATCTTTGCCCTTGGAAGCAACTTCCAGCGTGTTGAATTCTTTGCAAAGCTAAGAGAGCTTATGCAGCAAAAAATGGAAACCAACGATGACATCGCTGTTGAGGTACTAGCTTGGGCCTGGATAGAGTTAGCTCTTTAAAGCAAACTTTTCATCATAAGTAAACCACATAGGGATAGTGTATCGAACATTGTCAAGCTTTGCAACCTTATGCATACCGCCCTCTTTAGACTTAAAAATTATTAAATCTCCAGCATCTGGCTTAATAGTTTTATTTAGATCTAAGAACTCTAGCTCTCCATTTTCAAATGTGTTTAGGTACAGGATGGCACTATATTCAAAATGCCAATTCTTGCCTGGCTCACAGTCTAAGTGAGGCCCTACACCTATTCCAGGATATTGCTTACCAAACCAAAAGCTGGTTAGATATATGTCTCTATCATCTGAGAACTTTTCTTTAATAGCATTAATGGCCTTGTTAGACACTACAATTGCAGACTCAGTCTGCTCTTTGTCTAGCACACTAGAAAAAGTTTCATTTGAGTTGAGCAATGGATCTTCATCCACACCAAACTGAAGCATTGGTCGCTTTCGCTCTTTATCCATTTCGTTGATGTAAAACTTATCTATCTTATTTTCGATAAGCCAATCATTATACGACATCAGCTTGTCTCTAAAATCTTTATCAATAAGTTCTTTTACTACTATTACTTCTGTCATGTTATCTCCTTTGTTGGCACCCCTGGTAGGAATCGAACCTACGACGCACAGATTAGAAGTCTGACGCTCTATCCACTGAGCTACAGAGGCAAGCTTTATTTTGCTAATTTAAACTGTCTAAGTCTGTCACAGTTTGCACAAATAAACTTTAACTGTCCAATCTTACGCTTTGATTCTCCAAGACTTTCCTTGTCAAAAACGGTGGCAACGATCTTGTCAATGTCTGTTCCATCAAGTGCATCTAGCTGGCTTTGGTGCAGGTACTGACCACAAATAACACATGGCTTTGTGCCCTTGATGTTGTTTATATAGGCAATAACCTTGTCAGTGTATGGGGATGTGGAAACCTTTGCTACCGTTTCCGTAGGCTTGTCTGTCTTATCCTTTAGATAGTATGCTACAGTACCCTTGGAACAGCCAAGGATTTCGCTAATCTCTCCATAGCTCTTGCCCTCATTGCGAAGGCGAATGATGTCTTCTTTATAATTACTCATACTACTATTATACTCCTTCCAAAGTATTTGTCAAGTACTCCCAGTGGGACTTGAACCCACACTAAATTGATTTTAAGTCAACTTCCTCTGCCGATTGGGATATAGGAGCGTAGTGCGACTGGGATTTGAACCCAGATATCCCAACTTATAAGATTGGTTCATTGACCTGTTATGATATCGCACCAAGATCTAGCTTTCCATTATCTTGTCTATGATTTCATGTAATTCATTTATACCAGTACAATTAGGTACATGCCAATCAAACCTGTATTCATCAAGTGCGGTTTCTGATGGGTGATCGTTTACTGGACCAGTTCCTGGCTTTGTAATTCGCCATACCTGGCCACCGTTAGCCCTAATTGCCTCTGCCTCATTTCTAAATCTGGTGTCAGCGAAGACTACGTTGGCATGCTCTTTGGCTCTCAGCAGTCCCTGGTTTACCCAAAAATCTTTACCAAACATCTCTCTACCAACCTCTGTGCCAAGTCGTTGTAGAAGTTCTCTGGCATCGCTTGACAGACGTTTTACTTCTTCCCAACCCATATGGTCAACTGCATTGGCAAGCGACACTCCAGTCAATTCATCTACACGAATTTTTGGATCAAGCTTGTATAGTGCTTCACGAATTGGGTCTGCAAAAGATACCTTTACAAAGCCATACTTTTCTACAAGATGATTTGCAACCGTATCTTTGCCTGCCTGTGCATATCCGCTTAGACCAATAATCACTTTAGATTGCTCCCACGATTAATTCCTGCAATGTATCCTGCCTGAAAAGCCTTAATCTCAATTTCGGAGGGTATGGTAGGTAGGTCAGAAATCCACTTTTGCATATCAATCTTTGCTTTACGAATGATTGCTGAAAGTTCTGCATCCTGCTTACGCTTTTCTTGACGACTAATCATTGTGCAACGCCTTAAAGATTTCTGGAAAAGCTTCGTGTGCCAAATCTTTAACAGCATGAGCATACTCCTGGATCTCTACCTGTGCATCATGCTCTAGTCGCTGGTCAAGGAATGTCATTACGCCCTGCAGTGATGTAGTCCAACGCCAACGTACGTACATTGCGTATGCTGGTAGAAATAGACGTGCAATCTCTGGTGCCACATTGTCATTCATGGCCTCGTGATATAGCTTAGTGCCTTCAGTAATAATACCATTTAGCTTATTGGTATAGAAAGCTCCACTGCTAAAGTGGATTGGCTCCCCACTACCCTGCTTGCTATTCTCAGGCTTGCTACGCCAAGACGATGCCGATGGAACATAGAAGTCCTCTTCTTCGGTAATGTAGCGACGAGAAGACTCGTTCCAGCCATTCTGATCATCTACATGCGTGGAGGCAACTGCGTACTTCCACCACTGTCTTGCGACAAAGAGTGGTGCATAGACCTCAAATGTAAGTGCTGCGTGTCTGAAAGGACTTGTATGTCCCTCTCTAATAAGGAATTTAAGGAGCTTTGAATCTCGTTCAGAGAACTCGTCACTTTCCTTATCATAACTAACACGAGCAGCGTTAATAACGCCAAGGTCACTTCCAAGAGTGTCAACCAGTCTGACATAACCCTTATCCAATACATTAATTTGATTCATCTTTATTCTTTTCTACAAAACGTTTTTCTAACTTCTTGACAATAATTCTATATGAAATTACTGCAACTGTCAACTCATAGATGGTATTCCAAAAGAAGTCAACAAAAATATGATTGGGATCTGTCAGCATTGCGACAATGACATCCCAGCTTAAAGGCATCATCCAACTACTGCGAAGATGTCACGGTATGGAAGAATGATTAGGCTCTCCCCATCGTGCTCAATCTCTGTGCCACTATACTTAGAGTAGATAACCTTGTCACCTACATTAAGATCGATAGTCATCTTGCTACCGTCAGCAAATGTAGCACCATTACCTACGGCAACTACAATTCCCTCTGTAGGCTTTTCTTTTTCTAGTGTTGAAATAATAAGTCCAGATGCAGAGGTCTTTTCTGTTTCTACTACTGGCTTAACAACTACCTTGTCTTCCAAAGGTTTAATCATTTTAATACTCGCTTTCTGGGTGCTTTACACCATGCTTGTCATCGATATACTTGTGGATCTTGCGTAGTGCTACCGCCTTTGAAACGGCAAAGCCTACTAGGAGAAATACGGCATTCCAGAAAAATTCTGATACCATATGCTCTAGTCCAAAAGTTACTTCTAGAATACTGTCAAAAAGGGATACGCCCTCATGTTCATGCATTATTGTTTTCCTTTACGTACTATTTCGATTGCTCTATTGAGACCTTTTGTATTATCAATTATACCTAAGTCTACCTCTTTAGTCAATAGCTTAATGAATACTTTACGTGTTTCATTTACTGCCTTTTTACGACCAATATCAAAGCCTTCCTGCCAAGCAGAGGTCCTGATCTTTTCCAATTTACTTTTTGATATGAACATATTTTTCCTTTCGCTCCCCCACCAGGATTCGAACCTAGAACGACAGCACCAAAAACTGTAGTGTTGCCAATTACACCAAAGGGGATTGGCAGTCCCAAGGGGAATCGAACCCCTCCTATCGCCGTGAAAGGGCGACGTTCTAACCGATAAACTATGGGACCAAGAACCCTCCAGTGAATATCGTTGAGTGATGCTAGGAGGGGTGAAGAGTTACGACCACTTCCGCAATTGGACAGCCGTTCGTGCCTTCTATAATATTATAGGCTACTTGACAGGGTTTGTCAATGTATTTTGAGTAGATTTTGGATAATTTTCTACACCTGCAGGAGCAGTGTTTGGTCCAGAGTGTTTTGCTGGAAGTGGATTATTAGTAGAAGGATAGCCAAAAGACTTGTCAAAGATCTCAGTAAGTGGCTGGGCCTTTGTGTAATCTTTGCCAAATTCAGCAAACAAAGACTTATCTTTCATGCGGTTCACAATATTGCGAGACCAAGAATATCCTGCATCTCCGCCCCATGCAAGCCACATAATATAGCCATTAGATGGGTTAGCCTGGTTTCCCCAGTCCTTGCCCTTCTTGTCTACCTCGTGGCGTGAGAAGTATGAGTACATACGCTTTACAGTACTAAGCGAGAGCGTTTCTCCATTAGCCAATTGTCTAGCTCTTGTCCATCCAACTGCAGTTCCAGCTCCTGTTGCTTTTCCGTCTTCCTTAAACTTAATAGCACGACGAGCAGCAGCCCTGGCACCAGCAGGAGGGGAATAACCCTCAGCCTTTTCCATTTCATCTTGATCCTCTTCTGCAATTTCAATATCAACAATTATTGCATCGTTATATAGCATGCCAATTGAGTATGCCGTAGGACAGAACTTTCCATCCTCTTCCTGCTCAAACATTCTTACAGCCATAGCAGGGTTTTCTGGTGTAGATTCAATAGCATATTCTGTACCTGGAGTACCGTATACACCACCCTCAGTCATGATGTGCTCTACCTGACCAACAACGATTCCCTCAGATGTTCCACCCATTACATAATCACCCTCTTGGATTGGACGATCTGCCTTTGCAACTGGAACACAGTTCGGAACTCTTGATCCGTTCTCTCCTGGCTTCATGCCACGCATCACATAGCCTTCCCAGCATGGGTCAGCCTTATCTAAATTCTTTTCAGATGCTGCTTCGCTTGCATAAATTGCAGCTTGCTGTGCTCTTGCTGCTTCTTCAGTTGCATGACAGCCATGAACCTTGCCCTCACCACCGACTACTGGATAGCCTTCGCAGCCGTGTGTGCCCTTAGCACCAATTGTATAACGTCCCTTGCCTGCTGGCATTAGTCCATCTCCTCTGTTTCCATGCTTGCACGAATCTGCCAGCAGAACTTTTGAGAAATAGTCTGACGATCCGCAAAGAAGTTTGCCAATCCAAATTCATTTAGTGAGTTAGCAAGTTTGCCAGCCTCAACAAGCTTCTGGATGTGCAATTCAATTTCATTATAAAGATCGGTAAGCATTGGCTGTGCATCACCAACAATAACTGGTTCACCAACAGACGATGTATCAAAGAAGTCTGTTAGTCTATATGGGGAGTAGGTTTTAAACACACGTAGCCATTCAGCGTATACGTCTGTGGCCCCATCAAAGTTTTCGTAGATATCACCAAAGAATTCGTGGAACTGCTTAAAGTCGTCACCCTCTACATTCCAGTGGTAGCCATGTGCCTTAAACTTGAGAGCAATATTGTCTGCAAGAAGCTGTCTTAGTTGTGCGATTAGTTGTTCCATCCTATTATTATACCAGAGTTTTCCCTGGCATGGTATAATAGACGCATGATATTACTACCAGAGCACATCGAAAAGCTAGGTTACGAGGTAACCGTATTGGCAGACAGAATCTATATGGTTCATGACTTTTTAAGCCCAGAAGAAGTAGAGGAATTCTATGCGTACTCAGAGTCTGCAACTCAGGCTGAATGGGAAGTTGCCTATCTTCAGAATGTTAGAGATTTTGCAATGCTTAAGTTTGGTACTGACGATGTTGAAGAACTGGTTCGTAGCGGTAAGTACGAGATCACAACTAACTGGTCAGATAAGATGCTTAATATTGCACACCTGGACTCTTCAAAGTCTTTGGCAAAAAAGCTGATAGAGGTATTTAAAGAGATTCCAGGCCTTGAGCTTAACGGTGGTGGAATGGTCCAGAGGCAGACTCCTGGAACCCCATTGGTGGCACACGTTGACAACCACACTGACCCATCTCTTGACTATGCAGTCGTCGTTTACATCAATGATAACTATGTTG